CCTCCTCCGCCGCCACTTCGACCCATTGCTCTAGATGATATTCCTCCTAATATGCTGATAATAGGCATTAATAATTATCCAATCCAAACTGAGTTAATGAAGCGATTGTTGTGTATGTTGCAGTTCCAGCAGTTCTTGTAATACTTATTAAGTAACTATCTATCGCACTTGTATTACCTGAATCTGGTTTACTACCTCCTTGCCAATATATCGGAGAAGCTGTTGTGCCATCTATTTGAATACTTGTAGCATAGTATGCAGAAGCTCCGTTTGTGTTCATAAACGCACAAGTCGTTGTTTCTCCCGTAGCTAAAATATCAGCTACCGCAGTTGAAGCATCTCCTCGAATATTTAACTGGAAGTTTGCGGCGGCTGAGGAAGTATTAAATAATATTGATGTATCTAATAAACTCAAAGCTATCGTGCCACTTGCAGACGCGGTGCTTACCAATGTCTGCTCTCTTAAATTATTGTTAAACTCTACTTGAGAATTTATTGTGGCTACGTCGGCAGTTGCGTTTCCTACGTCTACCTGTCCTTGCATATCTACTTTAGATGTAAATGTGGCTGTCCCATCTACTTTTAATGTAGAAGCTCCGCTTATCGCTCCTCCAATGTTCACAACAGAAGCCGCTGAAACTCCGCCACTAAATGTAGTGGCTCCCTCAACAACTAATGTGGATAAACTATTTACTACATCTACTACACCTGAACCTGTGCTGTATACAAAATTTGTTTTACCAGCTTTAACAGTTACATTTCCACCGCTAGAATTTTTAACACTTACATCTGTAGAAAGTCCGTTGTTTACTATGTAATTTTTTTCAATATCAGGAACTATTAAAGAAACTCCGGCGGAACCTGTGCCAGTTAAATTTAAACGTAAGTTGCGAAAAGACTGAGTTCCATTTGAGTTTGATGCTGTTAATGTAACGTCACCTCCAGAAAAAGCAACATCGACTGATCTACAGATAGCTTCTTCTAAAGTAGTCCCTAAATTTGTATTTGTAATTGTCCCCCATGTACCGGAGTTTTCTCCAGTAGCCATGAGTTGGATTTTTAAATCTGTAGAATATGATGAAGCCATTTTATCTCCTATGCCGCTTCTTTAATTTCTTCCCAATTAGGGGTTTGACTTGTATCTACAAGCCCCCACATTGTTGTTGTACCTATACTTCCAGTCGAACCAACTCCTGTTGCAAATACAGTTACATCCGGTAAAAATACTTCTATGGAGCCTAAGTTTGCGTTTGCTTCTAAACCGACTGCGTTAATAGTTGCCTGTGGAACATTAACATTACCAACTGTCCCTGTTGTAGATAAACCTGTTACATCAACTACTACATCTGGTGTAAATACTTCAATAGAACCTACAGAACCACTTACATCTAACGTACCTGTAATTGCTCTATTCCAAGCCCCTGAACTCCAAGAACTTCTGCCCCAGCCTTCGAGGTTTCTTTTTACATTAGCAGATACTGAAGCCATTAAGCTATCCTAATAATAGCCGCCGCACTTGTATTTGCTGGAAATATAATTGTAAAATCGCCCGCTGTAGCTTGTTTGTTGCCTCCAAAATCTAACACACATACAGCAGGGTTAGTTAAAGAAGCTCCAGCGTTTGAATTTGTAGAAGGTGTGCTGTTGTATATTAAACAACCAGCCGCATTAACAGTGACATTGCCAAATGTTAAATCACTAAAATCAACAAAACCAGATGAAGTTCCAGTGGTAACTCCTAAGTTTTCTAAAGCAGAGCCTCCACTGGTATAATTACTGCCTACTGATTCTCCAGATGTTGTAAAGCTAGTCGTACCAGCGCTCAATGTTGCTCCTGCTGAGTACAAAGCAAGTTTAAAAACATCTGAGGTAGCTGAGGCATCAGGTCTAAAATCATGCACCCCTAATAATGCTTGGGCTTTAAAAGATGTACACATTGCTTGTGTAATTGCCATTTTTTACTCCTCTAATAGTTTAATTAATTCAGAGTGTCCCATTTCCCTGAACCTATGGGTTAAAGTCACATTGTGGCTTCTCACCATTTCTTTCATATATGTAACTAAAACTTTCTTGATATCTTTCTTAAAAGCTTCAGCTTGCGCCCTAACAGCAGGATGAGAATTACTTCCTACTGTTATTATCTTATCTAAAGCCCTTTCTGCGACCTCTTCTGGCGTAAACCCTCTACCAGAGGTTGTCATGACTTTTACTCCACCACCTAACAATACTGATGTGCTATTACCGATCATTGTACCCCCAACCTTACCTGTTTAGTTCTATACATATCTTGACGATTTTTACCTTCACTAAGGATTTTAAGTCCAGCTAAAGACTCATTATACCTTTGCACATAGCTTTGGTAACTGTCTGCTTCACCTTTCATAAATATGTGTGCTTCTATCAACGCTCCATATAACAATACAGAGTCGTAGTTATCTCCTAACCAAGAAGTATTCGCAGTGACGATAGATTCTGGATAATAAAAGTAGTGTAATTCAGACGTATAGTCCTGGTCTGGGGTTGGCCCCAGTATATAAGAATTTTGGTCGAACAATGCGTAATGCGTGGGCTGTCCAGTAGATGTAGGATTTGGAAAAGCTTCACGAATAAAGTTAACATCTTTGTTTAATAAATAACTATAGTTACCGGAGGAGTCTATTACAGCCAAAGAAAAGTTAGCAAGCCAATCAGAGGGCACTGTAAGATACTGATTACCTGTAGTCATACCCCCCGTCACATTTTTTCTAAGATCTAATATTTGAACTGAATTATGTATTTTTTGTTCAGCTTGTTTTATGAACGTATTAATCTGCTCGGTGCTTGTAAGGGTGGCTGTGCCTCCTGCGCTATCTGTAAAAGACGTATCAGGAAAGTCATTTTCACAATAACCTTTTATAGTTTCAAATAATTCGCTATAGTTCATTAGCCAAATCTTTTAGAAGAGTTTGTGCCTTTTATAGCAGCGCCTGTCCCTCTAGTTTTAACTGTTTGAGTGTTCGCTACATTGTTAGGATACCCATCTTGTTTTGGCACAGGCATATCCATGGGTTGTTTAAATTTTCCGGTATCTTTCATAAGTTCTCCTAGTTTGTAGTTACCGTAACAGTTCCTACACTTGTAGTTATTTCTAAATTATCTGTTAGATCCAAATTAAAAGGATTACTAAAACCTACGGGGTCAAACCCATACTGATAACTTCTGGAATCTGATTCTGCAAATCGTGTTAAATCTGGTCGTGGGTTCCTCAGAGCTTGAGGGTCGTTAACAGGAAACATGCCGAGTTGTAATTGTGGCTGATCCTGCTCAAAGCACTCTGGGCATACCAGAATATTAACATTTTTTGTCTTGATTGTAAGCTGTTTTAATTCTTTTAATTTATATCTAAAACCACACCTATCGCACTCTGCGATAGCTCTTTTGCCCCTTGCGTAGTTAGATCCCATGTCAGTATAAAAACTCTCTTGGGGCTAACCGCAACGGAGCTTTCTCTCTATCTTCACTAGAAGCCACCAACCACTGCTCTTCATAGTCTTGTTTTAACATCTGTATTCTGTCGGTTGCTTCTGGTATTTTTAAGGAAAGATAATATGCTAGTCCTGATACTAAGCAAGGCAACATCCTAAACGGTATGTCTGGTGTATTAACACCATTACCTGCATCCTGTATTCTTCTCATTCTAAAATACACAAGCGTGTAAAAATTACTTTGATCTGGAGTCGGCCATACTTTTACTTGAGGAGTTTGAACAACACCAGAAGAATTGGTAGCCCCAGACTTCCTGTCAATAAATATCTGTATGGGTCGGCCTGTCGCATTTTTATTCGGTATTGTTGCGTATGTGCTAACTGATATACGGCTAATTGTTAAATCCTGTTGGTTTGAGCCTGAGCCTGTTCTTACCTGATGCTCTAATAAATCTATGGTGTCTACAGGTAGGTCATATGTAATAGTGCCTTGGGTCAAAGGTATGGTGCCCTCTTCTATGGTCCACAAGTTTATACCTCGGTTAGCCCAGTCAATAGTTAATAAATTTAAAGAACGTCTGGCTGTTTTAAGATCATAGCCAGTACGCATCTCGGTTCCACATCGTGAAAATGCCTCTTCCGCTAATTCATTAAGATTCAAGTTAAAACTTGTTGTGTCTGTAGTAGCCATTATTTCTTTGCCTTCACGCTATTTATATATTTTCTGTAAACGCCAGCAGCATCTTTTTTTCCCATGACTCTGGCTCTTTGTTCCATAGCGATAGCAGCTTGTATCTTATGTGCCTTTGATCTACCACTATTTCTAATCTTACTTACACTTTTTACTGCGTCATCTCGTGTGGCAAACTTTAATCCCTTTATTGTACCTTTGGGGTTCTCATCCGTATATAAATCAGAATGTTTCTTAGACCTTGCGGGTTGACCGGGTTTTCTTGGTATTCTTGGATTTGATTTCCGCACGTTTCTTTCTTCCTTGGCAATGCGCTCTTTGACTAAACCCTTTTGGATTTTTACAGTCAATAGAGCGCTTATACTTTTTACTCCACACTACTTATCTTTTTTAGAAAGTATATCTTCCCACCACTTTATGCTTGTTTCGCAGTGTTCTACTACTGCTTTAGCAGCACGAGCGTGAAAGTCTATAGCGCTTTTAGTCTGCTCAATACCATACTTCTGAGCTTGTTGAAACGTATTAATAATAGCTTCCATTACTTTTTTCCTTTCTTCTTCTTTAAAATAGTTTTTACATTTGTGGGTTTACCCCCAGGATTACCTGCTGCTCGTTTTCTCTGAACAGCAGATTTACGTTGTGCCGCAGTCATGGCGTTTGCCTTTGCTCTAGGCACACATTTTGGATAGGCACGTTTACTGGTTTTTGTAGATTTACGACCACACTGTTGGAACTTACCTTTTTTCTTTGGTGCGCCTATATCTACCCAGTCTCCTTTAGAACCTTTACCAAACCATTCTTTGAGAGACATTATGAGTAGCCTCCTCCTCTTTTCTTGTACGTTTTGACTAAATAAGCATTAGCGTAAGCTGATGGATAAACATCAAATTTACGTTTTGTCTCTGCTTTTACTCTAGCGTACAAAGCTGGGTTTGTAGGTTTAGAACCTGATTTTTTCTTAGTAGTCTTTTTCTTAGCTGTCATTAAGCCCTCGTCTTTCCTCTTTTTGCAATACCATCACGTTTTCTAGCCATTTTACCGCCAGTAACGCCCCCTTTTGTACCACCTTTAGAAGCCATACCACCGCCACGCATTTTGACTGCGCCGCCTTTAGCCATCCCTTTAGCGGTTTTCTTTTTCTTTATTTCGTCTATTGCGCCGCCAATAGCATAACCTTTAGAAGCCATACCACCTTTAGCCATCTTAACAGAACCGCCTTTAGCCATCTTAACAGAACCGCCTTTAGCCATTACTGCGCCACCTTTTGCTTTCATTACTGCTCCTCCTTTAGCCATAAAACCCATTTTATTTCTCACTGCTGTGGGTAGTTTTTTTAAGCCTTTATTACCTGCAGGCACGTTTTTCAATTGTTTATTCATCTGAGTCCTCGCTATTGTCATGATATAAATTATTAAAAGTAGTTTCTGGGTCCATGTACGAATCGTCTTGCTCCGCACAATGCGTATGTTGGCTGGGTCTAAAATCAGGTGCGCCTTCACCTGTAACCCAAAGAGCAGGGCTTGTAACTCTGACTCTATTATTAGGTAATGCAACCATGTTGCCCTTCCAAGGTCCGTCTGTCAACACCATAACGTGACTCTGCTTGTGCTGGGCTGGACAGTCTGCGATTTCGCTTTCGGTGTAATCCACAGTGAAGAGATATCTTGATGTATGAAACTCCCCGGCGATCTTACATAACCATGGGCTAGGCTTACACCTGTCAAGGGACACAATGGAGTGGTGGTGTGATGGACAGTCCCACGGCTGTGCGAGGTGGGTTTCCATTCTTTCAGGCCACTCATCCATTGGGATGTCCCCACATAAGGCTGTGATGGGCATCCTTGCCCACATGGCACCTCCGTGCGGATTACTTTCGCCTTCTTCCTCTTCACATCCTGTAAATATGATTTGGAAACTGAGGCATCGGTCTGGCATTGTTGTGACTGCGACTGCCAAGCCATGTATGAACTCCCCGTGATATTTTTGATGTCCATGTGTAAACTCTTTCCTAATCCAAACTTTTGTGTACGGAATGTTGCTAATTAAATACGCCACCCTAAACCTCCTTTTTTAAATCATACGCCCTTTTGTTTTACCCCTTTTTGCAATACCATCACGGCTTTTTTTAACCATACCACCGCTTTTAAATTTCTTTTTACCTGGTAAGTTACCTTCTAATTGAGCTTTCATAGAGAGACCACCGCCTCCACCACCGACAATATTTCCCCTAGACTTTAACGCGTCGTTTGTAGACATAAATTTATCTTCTTTTTTCTTTCTTTTTTTAGTCTGATTAGTCATGGTGGTTTTTTTCTTAGCCATTTACTTCCCCCAGAATATTTGTTGTATTGCAATAATAAAAGCAGTCACGGCGCTACCTGCACCTGCTGCCCACATCAATGTTTTCCAACCACCCTTAGCCTCTGATAATACAGCGTGAATTTCAACTAAAGACTTTTTTATTTCTTCTATGTCAGCTTTCATGTCATCCATATCTTGCTGCATATGTTTTATCTCATTACCTTGAACGGCAACTTTGCTGTTTATGTCTTTGTTGAAAATTTTATTTATTTCCTCTTTTTCCATTAACACTTCCACCTTCTTCTAGCTTGCCGTAGACGGCTATTAGGGTCTTTTGCTGCTTTGGGGAATTGTTTCATTTGTCCTGCAGAACGGGCGCAGAATGACTTGCGCCTTTTTGCGTCTTTAGAACCTTTTTTAACTTTACCTGTAACAGCAGTTTGAAGTTTGGAGCCAGGGTTAGCTCTGCGATATGCAGCTACACCTTTTTTAGTCATACCTGCACCTTGCTTAGTCGGGCGAAAATTACCCGACTTCACAGAGGTTTTAATTCCCATTCCCTTACGCTTCTTTTTTTCTGCCATTATTAGGTCTCGCCACCACCTACATAGAATACGGTAATGCTAGTAATTGCTGCAGTATTACTATTGGTTAGGTGCATACCAGAATCAAACAATATACCGTTATCAGGTATAAAGACATCCTCCGTGCCTAATGCGCTGTGTGATGTTAACTGTAATAAAGTTGTACCTGTAGAGGTTGCTCCATTACTAAGAGTTAAATCAGCACTAGCATTATGCACATACTGAATACCTTGTATTCTGGTTCTACCACTAATCTTTTGACCCGTGTCCTTTGTAGTAAGAGCTTTTACGTCAGATGCAAAACTCATGTCTTACTCCTTTAAGAATCGGTTACGTCTAGATTAGTATCTTGTAAATATTTAACAGTTACGTCAGCAATGCCCTCTGTTCCGGTTGCCGTGGCTACTGGATTAAATGTAGCGATTACCGTGCGATCAACAGTTCCTATATTAATAGAAGCGGTAGCCATACCTGTGCTGTATGTTAAAGCTGCGGCTTTAGCGTTTGTCCCGTTTAATAAAGCTGTTGTTGCTCCTGAAAACCCCACTGAAACTGTAGCTGCTGAAGGGGAGTTTGAAGCTTCCACAACGTTTAACATCACTTCTGTAATTTTAGAATTTGCTGGGATAACACCAACTGTGGTTGTAGCGGTCGTGCCAGTAATATCAATTACTGCTGACTGAGCCATTAAAACGAAACCAACATTATTAACGTCAGTTCCTACAGTTGTGCCTGTTGTGTCTTTGATTGTTCCGGCCTTAACTGGACCAGAAAAGGTTGTTGTACCCATTTATATCTCCTGTGTAGTAGCACATTTTCACACCATCTCTACTACGTCTGCTAGGTCAGTTAAGTGTGAATATAAACCCTAGAAAGGGGAAAGGGGCACAAGGCCCCTCCCTGATTTATGATGCTCCGGGTGAACCAAACATTCCCAAAGGATCGGAAACGCCAAATGAATAACGCTCACGAGCTTTGTAACGTACGTTACCTGTATCGAAGTCGCCGTCCATAGAAGTCGCCATAGGCGTACGGACAAAATGCTTCAATCCATTAGGTACATCAGTTGTTAAGAAGAAAGCATTATTATCAGTCAAATAGTGATTAACTGTATAACCTTCTGGAATAGCCCCAGTTGTCATAATAGCGTTGATATCATTATCTGCTGTTCCTACTCTCTGCTGAGATTCTAGTATACGTGTTGCCACGAACTGAAGTGCAGGAGGAATAATTAACTTTCTTGGTTTAGCTGCAATTAACAAACCACGCTCGTCTGTCCAAGCTGCAATCTGAATTACCGCATCTTCAAGAGATGTTTCATTTAAATCTGAGCCTGTTGTAAAACGATTGCTGTTTGTCCCACCAGAAACTAATGGGTGGTCAGTTGCAAACAACACTTTTCCGTCACCATAGGTAGGATTACCTGTTCCAGTAAAGCCTTTGTTTAAAACTGCAGCAGACTTAACCTGCTTTGTGTACGCCATAGCACGAGCTAAAGCCTTTGTATAACGAGCACCGAGACTATCATAAAGATTATCTTCAGAAGCCTCTTCTGTTATTGCAAAGCCCATAGCAACAGTTTCGTGCGTATAGCGAGCTGTAAATGCCTCTTGTGCGTTATCGTATTCGACAGCAGCACCTTCAGTTTTTACTGGGGCTGCACCAAAGCCGGAAAGCTTTGTTTCCTCTTCAAACGAACGCTCAGAAGTCTCTGTTTCGTAGATCTCCTTGTGCTCTTCACCATACTTGGCATACTCTAAACCAAATAAAGCGTTTAAGCCGGGAAGGAGTTCTTTTAGTAATTGTGCTCTTGAAATAGCCATTTAAAAATCTCCTTATACGCCTAATGAGTTGTCATACGCATGTACGCCAACGTTAAATTTAACAATAAACTCAGGGAAATTGTCACCTTCAGTGCCTTCAACAACATCAATAACTCTCATAGCAAGAGTTTCAGTTGCTGCTAAAGTACCACCGTTAGTATCAATTTTAAGACTTACTCCTGAATTACCTGTGCTTGTGCTACCAGATGTACTAAAATCAAGCGAACAGTTTTTACCGATTGCACCAGCAAAACCAGATCCACCTGTACCGCTGTTAAATGTTCCTAACGCAGCGTTACCTTGAATTTTAAACAACTGTCTTGGGTCATCATTAACCATTATTTTGATTTCTGTAAACCCTGAGGTTGTAGCATTGGCGGGAAGAAATTGTCTAAATTGCTGAACACCATTGTCATCAATGTATCTAGCTCCAACCATAACTCCTACAATTCCCGGCGTTCCGTTTGCAGATGTAGCTGCAAGTTCGTTAGCAGTGGGAGTTGAAGATACAGCGGCTGGTAAACCAGCGGCACTTAACACAACTAAATCGCCATTAAAAATTGCGGCAGAGTTATTAGCTTTCACATGATAATGTCTAATAGCACCGCCATT